ATCAACATATCTTCAATAGAAGTTTCTGCTATCACCGCACCAACCGCTAACATATTAGACCATGTGCCGCCTGTAGAATTAGCGTGATCCACTGCGATCAATTCTGACCCATCACCATAAGTATAAGCAGAATTAAATGCACGGTTATAGACATTGGCGCAGACGTTTTCTTGCGTTTGTCTCATAGAGAATGCCAGTGATTCGGCACGCCTCATAGAAACATCTTCATAAAGATTGTCGTCCATTTCTTCACGAGTAACGATATAACCCAATCCATATACAATATGGGTTGCCCGAGTTAAATAACCCTGTTGGTGAGAATCATATTGAACCGCACCACCCTGTGATTTAATGGGGGCTAATCCAAAAGACGTACTTTGGACCAGTTCTTCATACGCTTTAGCCGATGTTTTCTTATCGAATAAATCAAAACATTCCATAGGATGTTCACCGTATTTCAGACCCCAAAAATCGTACACCCCAGGCCATAACGCCTTGGGATGGTTGCCTGTTGTGATAATTGCCATTAGTTAAATCTCCTATAATCCGAGGACGCCAACGCTACCGTATTGATGGACGTTAAATGAACATAACCATTTTGCATTGGTGCCAATGGCGTTATCTGGACGTTGAACCAAACTTTCAATCGCAATAACCAGTGTTGCGGTCGTTGCGGCTGTACCTGAATCCAATTCCATTGCGGATAGACCAGACGTAGCAGAGCCAGTACCAATGATAATGTCTGCATTACTGCCAACATCGGTAATTGGCATATCGTTGTCCACTGAATCTTCTTGGATTTCAAAAAGCACATTTGGGTCTGTATTTACTAAGGCATAACGTAAAGTAGACCCAACACGATATTTGAGTTCCAAATTAGTTGGATCAGGTTCGAGTGAAACAATAATCCCCACTGGTGTATCGCCTATACCTGATTGAGCAATACTGGGAATACCATCTGCATCCGCTGTGCCTGATAATTTGACAATATCTTGGACAAAGGTATCTGTTCCATCTGCCGCTAATAGTGCCATTCGAGTTAATTGGCCTTCGTGAAACCCGCTTTTGCTTCCAACAACGCGAGCACCAGTAGGGCGATCTTCATTAGCCATTTTTTGGTTCTCCTAGACAATTTCCCGGTCAATGCGATTTTTGCCGCCGGGTATGTATTGATTTTGAGTATCGCCGGGATTTAACATTTGGTTTTCATTGTCAGTAATTTGCCTTTGCTTCGCCTTCTGATTTTCTTCATACCAATCCTTTCGGATTTTCATAAGATACAAACGACCACCATCAGACCCACTGCTGCGACTGACCAATGAACCTAAATCTGTGTTTCCCAGCTTATCCGTACCGACTTCAATCCCATCTTTAGCGGCGAATCGATAGCCACCTTCAAGAAGTTCTTCGAATTGTTCCGGTTTTGCGAAATACCCACGCTCGTTATTCTTCAGCCCTTCGACTTTCAGTTTTAAACGAGGTTGTCCTGGCGGTATCCGCACTTGCTTTTCTCTTAATTGACTTTCTCTTGGTTTACGCTCGTTCATCACTTAATCCCATTCGTAGGTTGCTAGATATTTATCCACTGTGAAATTCGGTATTGTTTTTACGAACCGATCACACGCGGCCTTTGCGTCTTGGGGTAAATCGCTATAACTCTTTCCTGCCTTACTGGATGTTTTGGTATGGGTTCCTTCGGTTACTGTCGAAGGTTCCTTCTTATTTGGGTTTTCAAATCGTTCAGGAAATTCCCGCTTAATTTTACGTTCAACAGCCTTATAGACTTCAGGCATCGTTTTAAATGATCCTGCATCGATATAGGCTTTGGCGTACATATTCGCTTCGCCTCTTAATTCTTGGTCTGTGTTGTACCAAGTATTATTGGCAAGCCAAGTATCAAATTCTGCATTTGGCTGAACCTGTGGTTTGGTTTCTTCTTTTAATCGATCAATTTCCTCATCAATTTGATTCACTTTCTCGCCGTCTGATTCATTAATGGCTTCTGCCTTTTGAACCTTTAATTCACTAATTGCTTTTTTTACTGCCTTATCTTTCTGTTTGCTCTGATCATCAACCAATTGCGTCATGGTTGATTGCAAGTCGCTTACTTGATCTGCTAACTTTTGGTTTCTTTCTTTTAGAATCGTAGCGTGCTTATTGCCATCTTCTATAAACTGTTTTGCGGTTTTCCATCGTTCTGGATCACCCTTGAAATTATCTTGATCCGTCCAGCCCTGCAATGTTGCGAACTTAACTTCGTCTTCACTGGAATTATCGGGGACAACATCTTCTGCTTTCTTTTCTGCTGTTTCTGTAGTCATTTCTATTGTCCTATTATCGCTATTATGTCGGTGTCGCTAATAATCTGATGTTTCTTATCGTCTAAGGTGACGTTCATACCCGCGTATAAATCGTAAATCACACGATCACCCACTTTGGGTATTTCTCCTTGCCAATTTTCAAAGGCGCTTCCACCAATGCTAATTAAGGTGCCTTCTATCTGTTTAACTTGTTCTTTGTTTATATCGTCTTCTGGTATATATATTCCTGCTGCTTTTGCTTTTTTTAATGTCGGGTCTGTGTCGTGAATATTGTCTGGTCTAACTAATACCCGACCCCACACTGGCTGTATCGTCTTCATCTATATCTTCCTCGTAATGGCTAACTATTGCGTCGTAATCTAAATCTATAAAATCCTCATAAAAGCGTATTTCCTCATGTTTTTTGGTTTGTTGAATATCACTGAGTATTTCGGAATTTTCCGCCGCCTCTTTTAATTCGGCAAATACTTCCTCTAGCTTTTCTTTGTAAAATTGGACGACAAGTTGCGTTATGTGATGCTCATGCCAAAGCATGAAATCTTCATTGTCCAGATTGAGCAGGTTGCTGCTGTTGCGCTTGCTGTTGTTCTCTTTCGGCATTTTGTTGATCCAACATTGCTTTAACGGTTTCCCGTTGTTCTTTCATCGTATCCAATTGTTGTTTGTATTGACCCAATTGAATGCCTTCTTCTTCGGCCTCTGCTTTGGCCATTGCTAATATTGCACCGGCTTCTAAACTGATGATCTGCGCATCGATTAAGGCGAGCTTGCCCCTTAGTTCTCTTGCTTTGTATTCTGAATCTCTTTGGAATTTAGCCGATTCGATCTCGATCTTTGGATCGGATGGAGGTTGTATTACCGCTTGCCCTTTCTCGTCTACTGGGAATATCTCTTGTACGCCCGGTACGTGCATTGCGTCTAATACGCGCAACTCTACCGCCGATGCATTGTATCCAGGCACATTCATTGAACGTTGCGCCAAGGCTTCCGCTCTCTGTAATCTCTGCATATCGGAAACAATTGTAGGATCGGCAGCGGGTTTTATGTCCGTTGCATCACCTAAGTAATCTGTTTGGAATACTTTGGCCTCTCGCCCTTCATCAAGAACAGTGTAATATTCCTCTGGGTCCAAATATTCTCGGTTTAATTCATATCTCAAACGGAATTCATCACGTAAGGATCGGTATATTCGCTTGTAGATTGAGGTATATACTTTCATCCCTTCTTCAAGCGCCGCCATTGCGGTTGTAGCAGGTGTATTCTGTCCTGGCGTCTTGCCTACCATCATGTCGGAGACAGACGACAACCGTTCGCCGTAATCCACTAAAAACCCAAGCACTTGAAACAGTACATTTGAGGGGTCGCGCACGGGTAGGGGAACAATCGCCTTGCGTAAATCATCCCCATTAATATTGACGTTTTGCCATTCACCTATCTTAAATTTGAGTCGCCCACCTTTAAGTCTTGCCGCACGCCCTAAGAATCCACCTTGTCGATTGGCCAAAGTTCCTGCGTCGATCAATTGATTGATTAGCGTATTAACAGAATCATTGAGCGGCCCTAACAACTGACCAAACCCCAAATCGTAAAACGAACCATCGGGACTTGGGATTAGTGAGAATTTATTAAAATATTGTCGTGGGGTGATACGTAAGATTTCTTTGCCTTTTCGCTCAATGTCGCTCATCCGAAAGCGGGGAACAATCCGCAAGACTTCATATGTATCCAGTAATATCGTGACTATGTAGGGTTCTTTATAACCGTCATCATCCAAATCCAAGTACCAATGAAGTTCTAAGATTTTATAAGGATCGGTTTTCTGTGCTTTTGGGCGCGTGAGTCCTTGCCGAGTATCAACAGAATCTTGTATATGGTCTGAATGTTGCTGTGGGATCGTTAAATCAACACGCCGGTATATCCCCATTCGAAAATACGTTTCTAACTCATTCGGGTATTTCTCGATGATATGGGTAACACAGCTTGCGTCGGCCAAGGATTTTGCAAAATAATTAACCACCAAATCCTTGGGTAAGACCATTTGGCTGCTTAATCGGTTTTTCTCAGGATCATAGAATGTCTTTTTGAACACCGTTCCCACGAGTGGCAAGGCCATAAGAAGGCGATCCATTTCTTCTTCCCACGACTCGTCTTCTTCTAATATCTGGTAGCTCATGTGGGTTTCAACACGTCTTGCGCGTTGAATTTTCACCCTATTGGGATCATCCCCAATAACCCGCATTTTGACGATATTGGTCCCGCTGACTAATTGGCCATAAATCCGCGATTGAAACTGAATACAAGACACCGTTAATAAGGGAAACTTGACGTTGCTCGCATTCTCCCAAGGCGTGTTTTTTCGCTCGGCAACTTGAAGGGCGAGCTTATTGGCGTCTTTGTATCGGTCCTCCCACTCTGTGCGCGATTCTTTATCGGTATTGTATTGATCGTAACCATTCCAACCAATTTCTTTGAGAGTGTCGGCGCTTAAATAATCCGCAAGGTTCTCGCCATCTTCTCTGGTTTTTAAGATTTCATCGATATTCATAATTTGCCTAGTAGCCAGTGGTATTACAAATACCGGAATATTCAAAATCGCTTGCTTCTTCTTCTAACCATTCGTCTGCGTATTCTTCGTCTGTGGGCGCTTCACTCATGCTATCGAGCATCAAGCCTAACCACGCAAACATGTCCACTTGATCCTTGTAGGGCCATTTTGGGAAGTGCAAGAGTTCTTCTTCAAAATCCGCGTACCAATCCGCTTCTTTATTAAACCGAACCTTTCCCGCCCTCATTCGCGCCCGTATAGACTGCGCTCGGGCTAACTTGTCTTTCGTAGGGGGTTTCGCGTCCAGGTTGATGTAAAATTGTTCATCGTCCATACGCTTAAAGAGAAAGGGGCCAATAGAACGTTGGATGTTTTCAGATTCCAAACGGAATGTATCGGGTTCGTATCTTCTGGCCAAAGAGAAGATTTCATCCGATATCTGTAGTGAATCCCAGCGCCCACGCCGTACATCCTCAAGATGTAACGTGCCGTCGCTATCCATCCCACCGACCCCGAGAGCCGTAAATGCAGAGCGTTTATTCTCCGTTATGGCCAAATCGCCCGCCGCATAAAACGTCTTGAACCGCTGAAAATCTTCTGTTGTCATCGGTAAAAAATCGTCTTTATGAAAATAAGCCGTTGTTTGGTCTATTGGATCGTTTAAGTACTCTTGACCATAAACATCAAGCATTCCCTGTTCTGCAAAATCTTTACGTATCGTTCTTAGTCGTTTTTCCGAGTACATTTCGGGCCATAAGAGGTTTTGAAAATCCTCGTCATGGGCGCGGTATAAAACGGACTTCCACGCTCGTTGTTCTGTCGTGGTCATTTTTAAAGGGGTATGGTGGGTGAATTCGCTTTTCATCGGCGGCATCAGACGCATAAGCAATGAATCCATATGCATAACTGTGCCTACTACCCGTATTTTTCCACCATCTCGAATAATCGGCTTGACCGCACCATAAAACCAACGTCTAAATTTTTCTCGTCGTAGTTCACTGCTAACCAGTTCTTCATCTTCCAA